CGCGCTCTTCCACGCCACCCACAAGAACCTCGCGGGCACCGGCGCGGCGCTCGATGTGACCACCGTCGGAGCGGCGCGCGCCGCCATGGCCAAGCAGACGGGACTCGACAAGAAGACGGTGCTGAACGTCCGCCCCGCGTTCCTGATCGTGCCCGCCTCGCTGGAATTGAAGGCCGAGCAGCTGGTTGCGCAGAACCTGGTGCCTGCCGCGACGTCCAGCGTGGTGCCGCAGTCGATCCGCACCCTCGCGCCGATCAGCGAACCGCGCCTCGACGCGGCCAGCGAGACCGCCTGGTATCTGGCGGCCAGCCCGAACCAGATCGACACCATCGAGTACGCCTATCTCGAGGGCCAGCAGGGGGCCTACATCGAGACGCGCAACGGCTTCGACGTCGACGGCGTCGAGATCAAGTGCCGCCTCGACTTCGGCGCCAAGGCCATCGACTGGCGCGGAATCTACAAAAATCCTGGGGCATAGGATCGGCTTTCCCCATGACGATCGATGATCGACAGGGCGCTGTGCCAGTGCCGGGGTTCCCCGGATATCACATCAACCGCACCGGTCAGGTCTGGAGCGCGCACCGCAAGGGTAGGATCCCACGCGGTGCGCATTCTCGCTGGCTGGACCAGAAAGACTGGACTGTTCGACAGCCGTGGCGTGATCCCGAAGGCTATCTGCACCACACGCTCGTTCGTGGCGGCAAAGGGGCCCGGCAGCGGATCGCCCTGCATATTCTGGTCGCGACTGCCTTTCTGGGGCCGCGGCCAAGCGGGCTGGTCGTCGCTCACCTCGATGGCGACAAGTCGAACAACTGCGCCCAGAACCTCGCCTATGTCTCGCAGCGCAAGAACATCGAACACAAGCGTGACCACGGCACGATGCCGTGCGGAGATCGCTCGCATCTGTCCCGCATGACCGACCACCAATGCCTGCGCATGCTTGATTGCCTGGACGTTGGCTATTCCCGGCGAGAGGTCGCCGGGGCTTTCGGTGTCAGCGTGGCGCATGTCGCCGCGCTGAAAACCGGCCGCATTCGAAAACACCTCAGAGCCAACCGGCACCCATGAGAAAGGAAACCTCCCATGGCCAAGAACTTTGTCCAGCCCGGCAACACCATCACCCTGACCGCGCCCTATGCCGTGACCTCCGGCGACGGCCTGCTCGTCGGCTCCATCTTCGGCATCGCATCCGGGGACGCCGCTCTGAACGAACCAGTCGAGGTCGCACTCTCCGGCGTGTTCGACCTCACCAAGGTTGGCTCGCAGGCCTGGACAGCCGGCGCGAAGGTCTATTGGGACGACACCAACAAGCGCGCCACAAGCGTGGCCACATCGAACACGTTGATCGGCGTGGCCACCGAAGCCGTCGCGGGCGGCGCGGGCGACGTGATCGGCCGGGTGCGCCTGAACGGCAGTTTCTGATGACGGCGTTTGCCGCCGTCGTGGATGCCCTGTTCAACGACCCCAACATTGGGCGCGACGCGGTCTATACATCCGCTGGCGGCACCCCCGTTCTGGTGCGCATCGTCTCGCGACAGGCGGATGCCATCACCGACTTCGGCGATGCGCGTCTCTGGTCCGAAACCACGCGGGTCGACCTGCGCGTCGTCGATGTGGCGAACCCACGCCCCGGCGACCGCATCGAGATCGATGGCGAGGCCTTCCTCATCCAGGGCGAACCGGTCCGCGACCGCGAGCGGTTGGTCTGGACCGTGGATCTGCGCCCGGCATGAAACTGAAGCTCGATGTCACCCCCGACCTTGTCGCCGCCATGGCCGCCGAGGTGAAGGCGGGCGAAACGGCCGTCACCGCCGCCATGCGCGAGGTGGGGTCCGGGCTCAAGACCGCCTGGCGCGGCCAGATCACCGGCGCCGGGCTTGGCCGCCGGCTCGCTAACTCGATCCGGAGCCAGACCTACCCGAAGGCCGGGGAGAGCCTCAACGCGGCCGCGCTGGTCTGGTCCAAGGCGCCGGTCATCGTTGGCGCCCATGACACCGGCCCGCTGATCCGCTCCCGCGACGGCTTCTGGCTGGCGATCCCGCTGCCCGCGGCCGGCAAGGGGCGGCGCGGTGGCCGGATTACGCCCGGCGAATGGGAACGACGACGCGGGCTGCGCCTGCGCTTCGTCTATCGCCGCCAGGGCCCGAGCCTTCTGGTGGCCGAGGGGCGGTTGAACACCAAAGGCCGCGCCGTGGCATCACGGTCGAAAACAGGCCGTGGCCTCGTCACCGCACCGATCTTCTTGCTGGTGCCACAGGTCAAGCTGCCGAAGCGGTTGGACCTGGCACGGGATGCAGACCGGGCGTTGGACGGTGTGCCGGGGCTGATCGTGGCGAATTGGGTCGAAGTACGGCTGTAAAGGCTCGGTTTCAAAGGCTTGCCCAGAGAGCGAGAGCGATTGCTGCGACGCTCGCGATCAACAGGGGAATGAAAGGGTGCCACGATCGCGTCATTCTCTCTTTGGATGCAGAAGTCTTGCCATGGGCAATCATCTCACGGCCGGACGGCGTCAGAGCATAGCATCCCGCATGTGGGACGCTTAGGAGCCCAAGGTCCACGAAGTGTTCGGCTAGTGCCACAACCTCCGGGGATCCACCGTCGAGATCGAGAACCCCAGAATCTGCCGACTCAGCACATTCGAGGAGCGCGATCCACGTAGCGGGCGGCGCGTTCCCTTTCGGCTTGGCGATGTATGTGGATCTGTTCATGCCATCAGCTGCGGTTTCGCGTCCGTTCCCAGATGCGCGTCCAGGCGACCCGTTCAGCTGGACGGACCAGACCGTCGCGCTCTAGGCGTCGCAGGAGATGCAGGATTCCGCTGTTGCTCATGCCGAGCGCGTCCCGCAACTCGGACTGCGTGCGTGGCCGTTCCAGGGCGGAAAGCACGAAGCGGCGGCGCTCTTCGGGCCCGAACCTCTGGCGGCGGCGACGTCGTTCATGTGCGCCGCCCGGCATCACGCCACCTCCCGCGCATCGCCAGAGGCGTCGGCTATGCTTGCCAGCGCCTCCTCGATGCTGGCCGCGTAGTGCACGAGGGGCCGTTTGAGCCCATGCGTCACGAAGACCCTCTGGATATCGCGGCTGGCGCCCGTCAGCCAGAGCGCGACGCCGCGTTTGTGGGCCTTGTGGGCAAGACCCTCGATCATGTTTGCGCCGGTCGAGTCGAGGAAGGGCACCGCCGAGAAATCCACGATGAGCGCCTTGTGACTGTCCTGGATCCGGTCGAGCACGGAGCCGATCGACGCGGTCGCGCCGAAAAAGAGCGCGCCGGTGATGCGGTAGACCACGACCTCGGGGTTCGCCGCGACATCTTCGTCATAGCTTCCACGCGGGCGCGCGCTGTCTGCCTCGTCGCGTCCGACGAAGGGCGTGTGGGTGGCGATGGCGGTGGTCTTGCTCATCCGCTGGATGAAGAGGACCGAGCCGAGGGCGAAGCCGACCACGATGGCCTCGGTGAGGTCGCGAAAGATGGTCAGGAAGAAGGTGGCGGCCAGCACCGTCGCCTCGCCCCAGCCCGACCGGACGAGGATGGCGATGGCGGGCTTCTCGATCATGTTCCAGGCGACCACAGCGAGGACACCCGCGAGTGCAGCAAGGGGAATGTAGGCGGCGAGCGGCGCGGCGATCATCATGAAGAGCAGGATGAACAGCGCATGCAGCATGCCCGCGACAGGACCATGCGCGCCCGAGCGCACATTGGTCGCGGTCCGTGCGATGGTGCCTGTGACGCAGAAGCCGCCGAAGAGCGCCGAGCCGATATTGGCCGCGCCCTGCGCCACAAGCTCGCAGTTCGACCGGTGCCGACGCCCGGTCATGCCGTCGGCGACGACGGCCGAGAGAAGCGACTCGATGGCGCCCAGAAGCGTGAAGGAGATCGCGGCCGGAAGAACAGCCATGATCTTCTCGAGCGACAGGTCCGGCAGGCTTGGGGCCGGCAGGGTTGAGGGGATGCCGCCGAACTTCGTGCCGATGGTTGCGACCGGCAGGTGCAGAAGCGCCGTCACCAGGGCCGCGACGCCCACCGCGATCAACATGCCCGGCCAATGCGGTCGCCAGCGGCGAAGGCCGAGGATGATCGCGATCGTCGCCGCCGAGGCGAGGAATGCGGCAGGCGTCAGGCTCGCGCGGGCATCCCACAGAGCCGGGAGTTTCTCGAGCAACGCGCCCGGTTCATGATCCAGCGTCAGGCCGAAGAGTTCCTTAATCTGGCTTGCGAAGATGATGACCCCGATCCCGGCGGTGAAACCAACCGTCACCGGGAAGGGAATGAACTTGATGAAGGTGCCAAGCCGCAGGAAACCGGCCGCGGCCATCATCAGGCCCGAAAGGAAGGTCGCAAGGATCAGTCCCTCCATCCCGTGCTGCGCGACCGTCGCGGCCACCAGCACGATGAAGGCGCCCGCGGGCCCGCCGATCTGGAACCGCGAGCCGCCGAGAAGCGAGACGAGAAACCCGCCGACGATGGCGGTGTAGAGTCCTTGCGCCGGGGTTGCGCCCGAGGCGATGGCGATCGCCATCGAGAGCGGCAGGGCTACGATGGCGACGGTCAGCCCGGCAATGGCGTCGGCCCGCAACTGCGTCAGCCCGTAGCCCTCGCGCAGGACGGTCACGAGTTTCGGCGTATAGAGGTCGGCGAAGCTGGGCGTGTCGCCGGTCTGTCTGGTCTGGTCTTTCATCTGGGGCCGCACCTTGAATGGGTTGCGGCGGGATCGTCGGCTTCTTGTCGGCGGTCGCCGTCGCGGGTTGAGGGTTCAGTGTCTGGGTGGGGGTACCTTAAGGCGAACACCACGACCGCCAGCCGTGCTGACAGAGCCTTCGCCAAGGAGTTCCACACCGGCAAGTTCGAGTGCCGCAATGACCTTGGTGAGGCTGTCGACCACGCCGCGCACGTTGCCGGCGCTGGCCTCCATGCGCTGGATGGTCGGAACGGACAGCCCCGACAATTCGGCCAGGGTTTTCTGGTCGATGCCGAGAAGGGCACGCGCCGCGCGCATCTGGGGTCCAGTGATCATGAGGCATATCCTGAATGGGATAGTCGCTATCTAGAGCATGCATACTGATATGTCAAATATCTATGTTGCCGGTTGCGCATCAACTGAGGTTCGTCGGAGTTTCCTTTGCCTAGCACCCGCGAAACCATCCTCACCGCGCTGCACGCGCGGCTTTCGGCGTTGCCCGCCACCGCGCTGCGAAGTGACGTGTTGCCCGAGCGCGTCCCGACCGAAGGCCTGCTGATCCTGCGCGACGGCGAGCCGGGGGAGCCGGAAGTCACACTGTCGCCACTGGCCTACCACTACCAGCACCGCGCCGAGATCGAGGCGGTCGTGCAGGGCGCCAACCGTGACGCTGCCTTCGACACGCTGACTGCCAAAATCGGCGCAGCGCTCGCCGCCGACCGCACGCTGGGCGGGCTCTGCGACTGGGTCGAGGCGGAATCGCCCAGGCCAGTCGATCTGCCCGTCGATGGCGCGGCCAGCCTGAAGGCCGCCGTGATCCCGGTCATTCTGCACTATTCCACGGCCGATCCGCTGGCCTGACCCAACCGACAACAGGAGATCACCATGGCGCGAGCCCAGGGGGCGCGGGCGCAGATGGCGCTTGCGTTCGAGACGACCTACGGAACGCCGCCCGCGAGCGGCTTCACCCGCATGCCCTTCGCAAGCACCTCGCTGGGGGCGGAGCAGCCGCTATTGAACTCCGAGCTGCTCGGCTACGGCCGCGATCCGCTGGCGCCGATCAAGGACGCGGTGACGGCCGATGGCGATGTCGTGGTGCCGCTCGACGCGGAGGCCTTCGGCTTCTGGCTGAAGGCGGCCTTCGGCGCGCCGACGACCACGGGCGTCGAGGCCCCGTACAGCCACGAGTTCCAGTCGGGGTCGTGGACGCTGCCCAGCATGTCCATCGAGACCGGCATGCCGGAAGTGCCCCGCTATGCGATGTATTCCGGCTGCGTGCTCGACCAGATCACCTGGCAGATGCAGCGCTCGGGCCTGCTGACCGCGACGGCCCGATTGGTGGCGCAGGGCGAGACGGTGGGCACGACCACCAGCGCCGGCACGCCTGCCGCACTGGAGCTGAAGCGCTTCGGTCACTTCAACGGGGCGATCACCCGCAATGGCACCGCCCTCGGCAACGTGGTCTCGGTCGAGATCACCTATGCCAACAATCTCGACCGGATCGAGACGATCCGCTCGGACGGGCGCATCGACGGCGCGGACCCGTCCATCGCTGCACTGACCGGCCGGATCGAGGTGCGCTTCGCCGACCAGACGCTGGTGACGCAGGCGATCAACGGCGAGGCCTGCGAGATGGAATTCGTCTACGTCCTGCCGTCCGGCGAGAGCTTCACGTTCACCGCGCACGCCGTCTACCTGCCGCGCCCGCGGATCGAGATTTCCGGGCCGCAGGGCGTCCAGGCCACCTTCGACTGGCAGGCCGCCCGCGACAGCGTCGTCGGCCGGATGTGCACCGCCACCCTCGTGAACGCTGTGGAGACCTATTGAGTATCCGTCATGCGCAAGCGGGTTTCTCGGCCCAGAAGCGGTCG